GGGGCAACGGCCGTGCCTTATATGGAAGCTGTGCCAGGCTCAGCGCCCGCCCCTCCTGAAACACGGAGGATTGCGGGAATCGTCGGTTCAAATCCGGCCCGTGACGTGCTGCTTTAACGTGAAAAGGGGGCGCAGCGTGGGCAAGCTAAGTCCTTATCGGCGCACCCGCGCCATTGCCGAAGGCTCCAACGCTGCGGCCCGGCTTCGCAGGAAGGTTCGCCGCGATGGCTGGGCGCTGTGCGCGAGCTGTGGCTTTAGCCTGCTGCCCTCCGCTGTGGACATCGATCACCGCATCCCGCTGTACAAAGGCGGAACCGATACGGACGACAATGTCCAGATTCTTTGCCGCGCTGTCTGCCACAAGGTGAAGACGCGCGACGACATGCAGGTGGCAACGCCCCCATTCTGACAAAGCGCTTTCCGTCCGCTGACTCAAGACGCTAGCGCCAAGACTTAGCCCGGTTGTTCCCTAGTGGAGCAGCCGGGCCATTAGTGCGTTTACTGCGCGGAGCGCCGCAGTACATTTCAGTGAAGGGGCTGAGCCCAATGGCTTCCAGTAGGAATCGGCCCTGTCTGAATTGCAGTGCGCTCACACGCAACCCTTCTCGCTGTGATGGCTGCCAGTCTGCCTACGAGGCGAGCCGGAGGCCGAACAGCGCAGCACGTGGTTACGGCTCAGCATGGCGGGCTCTTCGAGCCAAGGTGCTGCGCCAGTGGGTTGGTGAGTATGGCTATGTCTGCCCAGGTTGGCAGCGACCGAGCCACACATCAAGGGATCTCACTGTGGATCACAAGGTGCCGAAGGCAAAGGGCGGCACAGATGACCCAAGCAACCTGGCTGTGCTGTGTCGTAGCTGTAACGGAGCCAAGGGCGCTCGCTGACTGTGTGCGTACGCGCTGGCCACTGCCCGTGCCCGTGCCCTCCCTGTTCGTCGCTGTGTGTAGCCACCAGTGTCCCACTATGTCCGATATGGGTGGGGGTAGTGCAATCTTCCCATGTGCGAGGGTTTTGGATCCCGCCCCATGGCTGCGCACACCGCCGCGAAATTCGGACCCGGTTTTCCAAGATCATCCGCCGCCGAAGGCACGGAGAGTGATGGCCCGTGGCCAAGATGCTTCGCGCGGTTCCGTGGCGAACAGCGACGCGCACCTGCAGCTACGAAGACAAAGGCAGCAGGCGAGCGCGTGAAAATCGGGAATGGCGTAGGGAGGTAACCAGCCATGACAGCGGGACGCCCCCCGAAGCCGACTGAGCAGAAGCGCCGGCTTGGCAACCCTGGCAAGCGCGCGCTGCCCGACGTGGCTACGGTCACTGCCCTGCCGGCTCTGCCGGATGATGCTCCACCGCATCTGGAATCGGCCGGCGCAGCCCTGTGGGATTCCGTCCTCGCCACCACGAAAGCATGGCTCGCGAAGAGCGATCACCAGATGCTCACCCTGCTGTGCGAGCTGGCTGACCGACGAACGATGCTGGTCGAAAGCCTGGCGACGCACGGAGCCCTGATCATGCGCCCGGATGGCCACATGGTTGGTAACCCCTCGCTGACGGCGCTGGCGACCACTGAGAAGCAGATGGTTCACATTGCCTCGCTGCTGGGGCTTACTCCGTCGGACCGCACACGCATTGGGCTCGGTGAGGTCAAGGCGGCTAACCAGTTTGAAGGCATGTTGCTTAAGCGTCACCAGCGAGGGGGTGACTCGAATGGCTAACTGGATCCCCGCTTAAGGAGAGGTGTGGCGGAACCGCTGTATTTGACGCCCGTTCCGCCCGCTGAGTACGTCGGGGGTGACGGCGCTGACTTTGACGAATTCACCCAGTTCCTTCGGGTGACTAAGGATTCCGTGGGTGGCTCGGCCGGCTCGCTGATCGTCATGCGCGACTGGCAGACTAAGATGATCGGTCGGTTGCTCGCGCGTCGACCTGATGGCCTGCTCCGCCACCGGCAGGCGCTTATAGGTGTGCCCCGTAAGAACGGGAAGTCTGCCGTTGGCGCTGGAATTGCCCTTTTCGGTCTCGCCTTCGGGCCTGCTGGTGGCGAAGTTTACTCTTGCGCCGCTGACAAAGAGCAGGCGCGGATTGTTTTCGGTGTAGCCAAAAAGATGATCGAGCTTGAACCGCAGTTCGCGGGCGTGTTCAAGGTGTACCGCGACGCGATCGAGCTTCCTGCTACTGGCTCCGTGTACCGCGTGCTCAGCGCGGAAGCGTTCACCAAGGAGGGGCTTAACCCGCACCTGGTGATCTTTGACGAAGTCCACGCGCAGCCTAATCGTGAGCTGTGGGACGTCATGGCGCTGGCCACTGGTGCCCGCCGTGAGCCGCTTATCGCTGGCATCACCACGGCCGGCGTCAAGTCCGACAGCTCCGGGGGCGACAGCCTGTGTTACGCGATGTACCAGTATGGGGTTCGCGTGATCAGCGGGGAGATTGACGACCCGAGTTTCTACTTTGAGTGGTGGGGCGCCGCCGAAGGCAGTGACCACACTGACCCCGCTGTGTGGGCGAACGCGAATCCGGGCTATGACGATATTGTCAGCGCGGACGACTTCAAGGCGGCTGTGCTCCGCACCCCTGAGGCCGAATTCCGCACGAAGCGCCTGAACCAATGGGTCAACACGGCTACTGCCTGGTTGCCCGCTGGTGCGTGGGACGAATGCGCCGACGAAGAGCGCGAAATCCCCGCTGGCACGGAAGTTGTGCTCGGCTTCGATGGCTCGTTCAACAACGACAGCACGGCCCTGGTGGTTGTGTCGGTGCCCGAAGGCGATTCAGCGCCCCACATTGACGTAGTCGAGCTGTGGGAACGCCCGCAAACAGCGGGAAACGACTGGACAGTGCCCATTCTTGACGTGGAAGCGGCTATCCGCGCTGCGTGTCGACGCTGGCAGGTGCGGGAAATCGCCTGCGACCCCTTTCGCTGGGCCCGAACCTATCAGGTGCTCGATGATGAGGGCTTGCCCGTGGTGGAATTCCCGCAATCGCCTCAGCGGATGGTGCCGGCCACTGCCTCGTTCTACGAAGCGGTGTTGAACAAGCTCATCACGCATTCCGGGGATCCGCGACTCGCCCGCCACGTGTCGAACTGCGTGGTGAAGACCGATTCGCGCGGTAGCCGGCTGGCCAAGGATGGCAAGGCTTCCCCGCGAAAAATCGACCTGGCGGTTTCCGCCGTTATGGCGCTGGCCCGCGCGAATGCGGAGCCCGAACCAACGCCCATCCCGCAGTTTTGGAACTGGGCTGACCTTTAAGGGGCCCAAATGAAGAAGATTGCGGCGAAGTTCAGCCGCTCGGCGCTGGCGAATGCCCTTGGCGCTGCTGGCGCGCTGTCGCTCGTGGTGGCAGCGTGGAACTGGCGCACTATCGCAGGTGTTGCCGCGCTCGGCGTGGTCCTCCTGGTGACCGGCTGGGCGGTTGACGAGTAATGGGTGTTTTCTCTCGCGCTGAACAGCGCTTCTACCAGCCCACCAGCGCCGGCAACCCATGGACGATTCCTCCGAATTCCGCGCTCGCCCCGCTGACTACTGCTGGTGTGGCCGTTGACGAGGAATCGGCCATGCAGCTCATTGCGGCGATGGCCTGCGTGCGGCTGGTGAGCAATTCTGTCGCGAACTTGCCGTTCAATGCGGTGCGCCAGGATGGCCAGATCAAGAAGATTGTGGCTTCGCCCACCGTGCTGAGCGACCCATTCGGCGGGGTGGCTACGCCCGGCCTGCTGCGACGGCGTGAAGGCATCGTGCAAATCATGGTGTCCCTGCTGCTGCGCGGCAACGCCTACATGATCGTCACTGCGTACAACGATGCTGCCCGCGAATTCGGCAAGCCTACCCGGCTGCGTGTGATCCATCCGGACCGCGTGAGCGTCGAATGGGACGACGAAGGCAAGCGCGCCTATAAGGTCGACCGCAAGCCGATTGATGCTTCGGACATTGTTCACATTACGGGCCTCAGCTTCCCTGAGGCTGCTGCCGGCATGAGCGTCATTGCCTACGCGAGGCACAGTATCGGGCTCGGCCTGGCAGCAGAGGAGTTCGGCGCCAGCCTCTTCGGCAAGGGTGCCCACATGACGGGTATCGTTTCGGTCGAGTCGAACCTAGACCCGACCACTGCAAAGCAGATGAAAGAGGCTTTCGAAGCCTCCCACAGCGGGCTGAAGAACGCGCACAGCGTGGGAATCCTGTCGGGCGGCGCCAAGTGGACGCCGATCACGATGACCCCCGAAGACGCGCAGTTCCTTGGCACCCGCGCTGCGCAGAATCTTGATATGGCGATGCTCTTCGGGGTCCCGCCGCACATGCTCGGCCAGACGGACAAGACAACGTCATGGGGTACGGGCATCGAGCAGCAGACGCTCGGCTACCTGGGGTTCACCCTGGAAGACTGGCTGGGCCGGCTCGAGGATGCGTGGACGCCGATGCTGCCTACCGCGCTGAACGCCTGCTTCGACCGTGACGCGGTGCTGAAGAGCGATGCGGCCGGCCGATTCGCCGTTTACTCCGCTGCCCGTACTGCTGCGCTGATGACTCCGAACGAAATCCGGGCGAAGGAGA